CCAGCTGGTAAAAATTTAGATATATCTTGTTCAGGTTGTAATGCTTGTCTAAAATCTGTAGCGTTTATATTTTCACCTTGAGATATAGTTGTTCCACCGTCAAATACTTTAGCATTCATATAGCGAGGATCATTACCTACTTTTACATATCTGTCTTCTTCTCCTTTACCATACACAGCTATATAATTGTTATTTTGATTAGCTTCTATAGTATCTAAAACATATTTCACAGGTGAACCTTGAATAATTTTAATATCTAATTTTCCACCTAATAATGTATTATATATTTCCCAAATTTCTTTACTTTGTTCAGCAGTAACACCCTCAACTGGTTTAGCTGAAATTAATATTTCTATTTTATCTGCTATGTTAAGTAATTTTTTGGCAACCTCAAAATGCCCTTTGTGAGGTGGTTTAAATTTACCTGGGTATAAAGCAATTATTGGATTTGACTCTTGTTCAAATAATAATGGTAAGAGTAATGCTCTAGTTAAAGCATTGGCTTTTAATAAACTATCTACAGAATTTAATGCTGCTTGTTTATTGTCACCTTTAGGTGTATTAACCTCTCCACTCTTAATAGTTACCATTGATTTAAAAATACCTTTTACTCTGTTTTTAGAACGAGGATTTTTTAAATTAGTTGATAAATCTTTTAATAATGTTTTAAAATCAGCATCTATATTATAATTTGTAAATAATTTTTTAACATCATTCCAATTAGATGATTTCCAAACATCTGTTCTTTCTGTTTCTTTAAAGTTATCTAAAGTAACAACACGTAATGTTAAAGCTTGACTTGATAAATTAAATTCGTATTCTTGATTAGGCTCTAAAGCAGGTACATTTTTAATACCTAAACGAGCAAATATTTCTTTAGGATCTTCTTCTAAACATATTACTTTAGTTAAACCTAATAATAAACCTTGTACTTCAGCTGAGTAATCTAAAAATGTATTTTTAAATGTAGATTCTTCCTCACTAATAGAAACAATATTATCTATTTGAACAAATTCACCAGGCATTCCTACTATTGGATATAGTATAGTTACTAATTCTCCACTACTAAGAGATTTCTTACCTTTATATTTATCACTTTTAAATGGTACAATTACTGAGTCAGGTTGAGAAGCAAAAAATTTAGCTAAATCTTGTTTAATTATTTTTTTATCTTCACCTTCTAATTGTACAATTAAGTCAATATCACCAAAATCTTGTTTTGTTCCTGCGTTATATGAACCAGTGATTTTAGCTGATTTAAAATCAGAAAATTTAGATAATACTTTTTCAATATAATCTTTAACTGTATTCTCAACAGCTGCTCTAGATATTCTATTTCCTCCTGCTGATCCTGACATTATGCTGTTTTATATTTAAATAAGTTAGAATTGTCTGGTAAGAATTTACCTTTAAGACCTAAACGATCTTGATTTTTAATCCAATAATCTTGTAAATCGTTTGGAATATCTGCTCTAGTAGAGTCTAAAATTCTTAAATATGTATCAAATACTCTATTCAATTTATCTTCAGGTAAATTCTTTTTAATATAATCCATTAACTCAAAATAATCATTTAGAATATCTTGAGTTACATTAATGTTAAATCCTTTATTTAAAGCTTGTAATGCTTCTTGAGGACTAGTAGCTACTACCTCACCAGTACTTTTTAATTTTACTCCTGTACCATGACTAAAAGTCATATCTAATACTTGAAATAAAGCTACCATTAATTGAGTTCTATGTAAACCTTTAACATTATCTTTGTAAGTATTAGAATAGTAACTGAAGTTTAACCAATCTATATTACCTACATTAATATCAATTTGAACTGCTTTATCTTCTATTTGCTCACCTTTCTCATTAAACTGAGGAAAGTTACAAAAGATAGATCCGTTAGCAGTTGATTTATTATCTGTTTCCATAAACTCAGATTTTTCTTCCATATTAGTAGATACTAACTCTAACATGGCTCTAAGTTTACTTTGAGCTTCAGTTGCACTTTTAGCTCTTTTTCTTATCTTTTCATAAGTAGCATTAAATTCATCAGAATTAATATTCCAATCAGATAATAATGGTTCACCATCTTTAATAAAATGGTCAACACTAAAACCTAAATCAATATCACCAGACTCGTCTTTTTTACCGACTGAGCCTAAAGTACTAAAATCAAATTTTACTTTAGGATATATCTTTTCTAATTCTGCTACAAATTTTTCTAATGTAGGTTTGATATATTCTTTTTTTATACTGGATGTGGTACCGAATACGTTACCTCCTTCATCAAGATATATTTCCCTTAAAAGACTGATTAAAGATACCATTAAATATTTTTGTCATAAATATGTTAAGTACCCGGAACAATTTGAATTTCAGTGGGAAACTGTTCATTTGATGCCTTTGGCTCAGGATGTTCTAGTTTATATAACTCATGTATATATCCAAATAATTTTAAATTTTCTTCAATGGATTTTGTAGGTTCATATAACTCCCATCCTTTACCTTGAATCTTTTCACCTTTTTTATCCTCACCACGTTTTGATGATTTTAACCATAATATTCCTATTTGATCAATTTTTTCCTCATATAACTCATTCCATGCTTGAGCATAAGCGGCTAACTGTAGATCATAACTAGTATGTAATGAGTTTGATGTTTTAATATCTAATAACCATCTTTTACCATTTATTTCTACTACTAAATCACAAGTACCAGCGTAAGTATATATATCTGAGAATAAATGGATTTCACTTTCAATTAATGTTGGTTTATATGTTGTCCAAAAATCATGGAATTTTAAAATCATTTTCCATACTTCTAAAGAATATTTAGAGTATCCATTTTCATCAACCCATACTATTTTTTCACCAGTTAAATATCTTTCAATAGCATCATGTACCTGTGTTCCTTCATCAGCAGCTTTTCTAGCTATAATATCAGCGTTATGTCCTACATCTTTTAACCAATTCTCAAAAAATTTATTTTTAGGCATATATTGTAATATGCTAGTCACAGAAGGATATAATTTATTTTCTCGACTGTAATATCTGGTATCTAGAATATTAACCCGTTTAGATTCAGAATCTATTTTCACTAATCTTGTAACACTTTTTTTATGTACATTTACATTTTTTTCTATCATATAATTTGTAGTTTTTTCTCGAGTAGATTCGAGAATGTTAGTGGTAAAGTGTTTTGAATTAAATTAGTAAATTTCTCAAACCCCATTTCACTAGGATCTTTATCTTCAAGATTCACCAAATAAACCTCTTTACCTTCGTTCATTAGTGTTTCGCAAAAATTTAATGCTTGTTTAATAGCATCTTTATCTAATGCAATATATATTTTTTCAACTGATGAGTTGAGGATTTTTTTCATTAAACTCTTTTGTATTGTTTTGCCTAATAAAGGTATAGCATTACGTTTAATAGCAATAGCATCAAACATACCTTCACATAATATAATAGGCACATTCCAATTAATAAAATGCTCTAAACTGATGATGTCTCTAGTTACGTCAGGATTTTTATATTTAATAGATGAGTTTTTATCGAAGTTTCTTGCGGTAAAATAATTAAGATTTCCATTCATATCATATGAAGGAATAATAATCATATTAGAAAATATACCAAATTCACAATAACCTATATTGTACTTAATTATATCTTCTTTAGTAATACCTCTATTTTTAAGATATGATACTGCTTTTTTAGCAGTTAAACTATTTATAGATGAGTTAAAAAGTGGAATAAATTCTTTAGGTAATTCAGCTTTTTTACTATCAGTTATTTCAATCTGTTTACCATCTGTTTTAACTAATAATCTTAACTGGGATATTTTATCTTGATCTGCTTCTATTTTTTTAAATAGAGTAGTTAATTTCTTACCTTTAAATCCACAAACCCAACATTGATAGAATTGAAAATGAGGTGATGTTTCATTTAAATTAATCTCTAATTTTAGTTTATGATGTTTACATTCAGGGCAATGATATGCCCTATTACCTTTAGATGTAGATTTACCTTTACCTAAAACAGAATCAATTAAGAATACTAGAGCATTATTAGTCATAAGTACTAATATATGAAATTATATTCTATAAGCCAAGCTTAGCTTAAAAAATCTTTTGTAAAAAATTTACCTAATATATTATCGTTAAAATATTCAACTGGGTGTTCTAACACATTGTAATGGAATAAGTATTTACATTCATAGTAAGTTAATAATTTTTTACTAGTAACTGTTTTTATTATTTCACGTTTAAATTCTTCGTGTTTATTTTCTTTTAACAACTCTAAAATTGGTTTAGCTGAACCATAATATGTTTTCCAATCAGATTCTTTTTGTACTTTTTTAGAAGTAGATTTACGCCCAGGACCTGATTGCTCTGCTAATTCTTTTTTAGTAAGTTTTTTCTTAATGTTATGGTAAAGTGATTTTTTACCTATATAAGATATTCCACTTGGTATATGAGTTGTAATATAAATAAAACCAAATGTATTTTCAGGGAAATCCTCTATTTTTTCTATAACTTTATTTTCGTATAACCACATTACTATATAAATTTAATTTTATTAAATATTTCTTTAGGTAAATTTTGTTCAAGGTAATCTTTATAATAATTAACAGCTGTTATTTCTTTTATTTTATTGTTAATATTATTAATATTTCCAGATGTTGATATATATTCTTTTTCGTATTCATAATCATCATCAGGATGACCTTTATAAATAAAAGGTTTTAGTGGAGGTAAATCTTTAGAATTAAAAGTAAGTCTTACTCCTATCTCTTGATCTTCTTCAGGAAATTCTCTAAATGTCCATAAATCAGGATCTGATGTAAAAGATATTTGATTAAAGTGTGAATCTGATTTTAGAGTATTTGAATTAATTATATTAATAAAAAATTTAGGAAGAGTAAAATGATATAATACATCAGGTGTAGAATCAGTAATCTCTTTTAATATGCTAATTAATTTAACCATTACATATCTAAATTTATTAATATTGTTGTATCTGTTGTTGGTGAACCAGGAACTGGTTGTGCTAATTTACCTATTGCTAATAAGTTTTGCTGTTCATCATATAAACCAACTGTTGTAATATAAGGTGAAAAATATGATTCAGTTACATATCCATAAACACTACCTGAGGTATTATCTTGTATAGTACTAGGATTTAATGTAAAATTAAATTCATTCTCTCTAATAGTACATTTATATTGAGTTTCATAAATAGTATATGAACTTGAAAATGAACATGTAAAATTAGTTGCATCTACAAATCCAAATATAACATTATTTACATTTATAGGTAATGAAGCAGTACCATACATATAATTAGATCCATAAATAGCACTACCATAAAGAGCACTAAACACTGTTGAAGGAGAAACAGTAGCGTTAGAAGCAGTTGCGAATAAATCTTGATTTCCAGTTAATGTAATTATACCATGAGTATATATAATATTTCCAACTATATTAGAACCAGTTAATATATTTCCTTCACCATCATCATAAAATGAACTACTATCAAAACTCATTCTAAATGAATGTGGTTCTATATACTCACCAAACACACCAGCTGGGATGGATAAAACACCTATATAGCTATTTGATGCTGTTGGAAAAAATCTAGGATAAGATAATGTAGTTTGTAAGTAATTATCATAATGACCTTGACTACTTGCTGATCCTATATATCTATCACCTTCAGAATCTCTTCCAGGAACTAGAACTTGTCTATTAACTGGGTCACTGTATGAAGAAGATAGATGGTTTGAATAATATAGTTGTTTTATAGAGTCATAAACTAATCTTTGATATTGATATGAACCTGAGATTATGTCATTTGTTCCTCCTGAAAGATATGTTGTTGTACTACCTGAGGTGATATAATTGTAATTATTTATATACCCATTTGTTTTAGTATTTAAAACTAAAATAGTACTAGATATTATTGAAGAAGTTATATTATATATTCCTGAGAATAATGAAGAACTTATGTTTATACTACTAGTTAAAGCATTCGCTGTTGAAGTTGCATTAGATCCTGATTGTACATATATAATGTTGTAACTATTAAGTGGTGCTCCACTACCTGTTATAACAAATATAGTATCATTTATTGAAAATGAGCTTGATCCAACAGATACAGCTTGATTATGAAGAGGAGTTATATCTAAATATCCAACAGCTGGGGTTCCAGGAGTTATCACAGTATAATCTCCAGTATATGGATCTATATTAGGATTAAAATTGAATTGAGTAACATTTTGACCTAATAATCTACTAATACCAACATCAGAAGCTGTGAGTTCTGAATTGCCCTGAAAAGTAAATCCTTTACTTACCTGTAAAGGTGTAACAATAACATCGGATGTGAGAAGTTGTTTGTATGCACTCATTCATCTTAGAAATCTAACTTAACTCTTACTAATGCTTCTTTTGTAAAGTCTTTTAATAAAGGTCTTGATAATTTAGCAACTGCTAATAATTCATTATTGTCGTTATATAATCCTATTGTAGTTGGAAATGTTTGTGGATTATTAATAAAACTATTAAAAACTACTTCACC